CCTAAATAAGTATAAACCAATGAATGATTACTTGCTGTATAAGATGAAGTTGTTTTTGTTATATAACTATTATTATCTCTATATTCACCTCTAGGAAGTGAAATGTAAATGAATGGATTATCTGCATCAGAAGTGTTCGCCATATTACTAAAATAAGTATGTGATGTATCTCCTACATAACTAATTTGTCCTAAAGCACCAACTGAACGCAATTCAATTACATCATCATAAGCGATAGGCTCTGTTCCACCCCACCATCCGTGTCTTACTTGCTTTACGATTTTAGCATTAAGTTTTAATATACCACTATCATAACTATAAACACTTGTTGTAGTAACGTTTAATCCTACTATAACATCATCAGTTGCTAAATGGTCTAAAAAACCTAAATCATACAACGATATGCTCCAATCATAAGTGAAAACAAATGGTGTATTTGGAGTTAGTGATGATAAAGAAGTATTATCTATTTTTATTGTCATTACAGGATGATGAAGTGTAGAAGTTGTTTGTCCTACTGTTCTATTCCATTCAACCGTACTACAATATGTTTCAAATGATGTTAAAAAACCACCTATATCTCTAACTGTTGTATCTTGTGCAAACTTATTATATGTGCCATATAAATCACATAGTTTCATAAACCATTCACTAAATATGATGTCTTTATCATTTGTAAAAGGCTCAATTTGGAAAGTCATATCAATAACTTCTTTATTATCTTTATAAATTTTGTACTCTTTTCCTACTATGTTTGTTTCATTATTTGGGCTTACCAATGGTAACGCTAAAATTTTATCGTATAAATCATCTTCTACTCCACTATAATAATCTATTACAACATCGCTGAAATCTTCTTCAGGAGTATGTGCAAAATAAAAGCCTAGACTTTCAGTAAATCCTGTTAATTTGCTATCTACAACACTATAGAAAGATTGTACCGAACCTGTTCTATCATCTTCAGGAATATTTGATAAATTGTTTGAATTCATTGTAGGCTCAAAATCACTAATATAATTACCCATTGTGGTATTATCCCACATTGAAATATTCATACATAAGGAGTACCCACTTGTAAAGATATTTATATCATTAGAATACTTCTTTGTAACTCCACCACTTGTGTGTGTAATATAACCGTAATTCAATTTATTTTGGTTTTCAAACTTATCTATGCTTATAGGTGTCAAACTAGGATTTATGCACGATAATAATACTCCTACATAATTATCAAATCCATCAAAATTAATAGGCTCATTTACGTTATATCCTGTATTTGTTTCATCATAATAGATTGTATCTTTAGATAACATTAAATATTGTTTTCTATTCTCTGCTCTTATGATGGATTGAGAATAAGGTAATAAATTATAAGGTCTATGTTTTGCGTATACATTTGTAAAGTAATTCTTCAAAACGTAATCCTTACATCCATAATATGAAGTTTTTACAAATTTATCATAAATTGCATATTCACGATGGTAAATAATTACATCCTCATCCGTTGTATTATCTACGCTTCCTAAATTTTGTAATTCTGATATATCATCGTATGTAGCATAATATGAATATGCTTTATTTCCAAAACGATTAGCCTTTTCTTTTTGGAATAATCCATCTTTTTCTAATAATGTTAAGGATGATGATTGATTATCATTTGTTACAATATCATCTCTATTTTCATCATCTTTTGAAGTTTGAATAGTTCCATTATAAAATCCCTCATAATCTACCATAAAGAAGAAAGATTTTAATCTTAATGCACCTTGTAATACATCAATAGGTGATATAATATTATCCAATCTATGCGCAACACTCGAATTGATTGTAATAAATTGGTTAGGCTCTAATTCTTTTGTTAAATAACCTACAGTATAAATACCCCATTTATTAATACCATCTAGTAAATCAAAGATATTCTCAATATAGGTTTTAGTGATTGTGGTTACTCCCCACCATCCACTAGGATATTCATAAGAAGTTCCCCAACCCTCTATTTTATTACTTCCAATGGTATAACCTACAGTACATAATTTATATTGCGCCATTTCATCAATGGTTTGTGGCTTATTATTTGAAAAATCGTTCCAATCCTTTGATAATAAGGCTCTTTCTTCTTCTTGCAATACTAACTTTGTAATATCTTGTTTACATAAGAATACTTTATCATCTCCTGTATAGGATGATGGTGTTGTAGATGATGTCCATATTTGTGCTTTCTTATAATAACAAAGGTAAATTTTATTGATTTTATAAATAGGGAATTTTGTTTCAACTCTCATATTTTCAATAGTTAGTAAAGCATTATCGGAGTTTCTAAAACCGATATATTCAACCATTCTCGCAGTATTTCTACCACTTAAAGCATCTTTATAAGTTCGCTTCAATCCTGTGCAATGATTATCACTTGAACGTGAAGCTGTAATTGTATTCATTTTATTTAAACTAAATGCGCCTTGCCTTGCTGTAATATCCATAGCATAAATCACATCATCTTTTACATAAGGAATTCTATCCTTAACTAAAAATAACTGATTTAATAAAGTTCTTAATGATGGATTATCTAGTGTAAAGTTAGGGCAATAAACATTCCCAAAAATCGTATCAATACTATCATCCACTTCATATTTAGGTACATACATAAATGTATCATCTGAAGTCGCTACCTTAATTGTAGGTGAATACATTTCTACATACTGATGAATGTAATCAGCAACACTCTTTTGTAATGAAATATCTCTAGGCTGTGTAATAGAAATGTTAGGTAATTGTATTCTTTCAAGTTTTTTTGTTTCACTCATTAAAGATATTTTATACTTATATAAATTTGCTGTAGGATTTAATCTTTCTTCCGTAAAATTATCAATCAATAAATGCTTATAGAATGTAGGCATTGTGATTGCATCTGCATTATATGTAAATGTGAAATACTCAAAATATCCTCTTTGCGCATATAATGGGAAAGTTGAATATGTAAACACATAATGTCCTTGTCCATCATCACCTAAATTTGTATATACGTTACTATCAACAGTAGCAATAGCATATCGAACAGGATTATCATATCTTTTTATTTTCATAAATTGTGTAGTAATTTGATTTCCATAGTAGTAAACAAACTTTAAACTACCTCTTGTAAATCCGTGTTCATAAATCCATTCAAGTTCCGATTTATTGATATATACATTTGGATGTACAACATAAGTATGTACCTCGTAATAGTCCTTTTTTCTTGATTTATAGCCTTTAAATTCACTTTCCGTATTATAAATAAAAACATCATCAAAAGGTCTTAATTCATTGTCTTTTGCTACTCCATCAATAATTATAGAGCCACTATCCAACGTTTCATTGTATTCTTCGGAGAAAGTCGCACCATTTACTATATCATAATCTTTATTGTTAATTGTACACTTTAATTTCATATTAATTCTCCGTTCCATTTGAGCCATCGGTTAAACCTGCTCTTGCTCTTGCGTAATTTACTTCGATATTGGATGCGTTAAGACTTCTAAATGTTTGCGACATTTTTCCTTGTATGGATAGAGTTTCACTTACTCCTACACCTACTGCAGAAATACCAAGTCCGATTACTGCACCCCATACTCCACCAACTTGTGCGCCAAACATAGTACCACCAATTAATGTGCTTCCAATGGATGTAACTTTACCAATAATGTTTTTTGCATTTTGATAAGTTGTTTCACCCATATAATCCTCATTAATAGAAAATTGCCTGTTTAAATTTACATCTACAGCTTGTAAAATTAATCCTTTGGCTGTTGAAAATCCTTTTCCAATAATCAATGATTTAAAAATAGTGGATGTTTCGCTAGTCTTACCCTTACCATCTGCCATTTCTTCTGCTTTTGGCTCACTAGGTTGTGTAGGTGTTCCATTGCTATCCGATGCTTCAATGGATATTCTTATCATTCTTAAATCTGACATAAAAACACCCCCTTACAATGTAAATGTTAAATTAATTACAGGTAATTCTCCCATATTTTGCTGTAGTGTAGCATTAGCAAGATTAAAAGTTTGCAAAATCTCAATATCATTCTTAAATAACACCCTTAATTTAAAAGGAGTTGCGATACCATTTGGCGCTCCTGTGTTATTTTTAGCCATTATGTATAAAATCGTATTGCAAAAAGCATCATTTGTTAAATATACACTAAAATTCAATACTAGCGTTCCTACTCTAGCCCACGATTTAGTAACATTATCCTGTCCATATAAGGATTGAGTTTCTAATTGAACATCAAAAGATACATTTGAAGTAATAAAACCCAAATCGGTATATGTAGGGTTTAAATCAGTACCACCAACCAATGATAAACTCTTTATAAGGTTAGAATTTTCGCTTATTTGAAGAGTTCCTCTCATAGTTAATAAACTTCTATAGTTAAAACCAATCTCATTAAAATTTGACAAAACTGATGGGGATTGATAATACTGCTTAATTGTATAATTATCATTGAATTCTAAATTGTAGGTTTCAGCAAATGCACACATTAAACGTTTAGCAATATCAAGTTTATTTGCTTCACTTACTACATCTATTTGAATAGGTAATAAAATTTGTCCGAAATTCAATGTTGCAGGATAATACTTTAACACGATGAAAACCGTATTTTTTGTATTTTTCAAATTCTTTTTATAAAACATTTGTTCATTGCATATTTCAAAAGAATATTGTCCAAAAGTTTCTACATCGCTTGATAAAATGGATTGTAATTCTATTCCTATTAAATTTAAAATATTTGCTTCATCTATCATAGTTCTTGATACTCCTTTGCTCTATATCCTTTTTGTTTCATCCATTCTTGAATTGCTAATTTTATGCAATATTCTACATATCCTGTATGTGTTCTTGAAAAACCACCTAGTTCGTTTACTGCTTGTGCATAACTTCCCTCACCTGTATATATGATTAAACCTTTTTCGTACCATTCTTTTAAATCGTACATCTCTGCAGGTATATCAATATAAAAACCATTTTCCGATGGTATAATTTGTATGGTATCAACTAGATTATGTGTAACGTGTATATACTCAAATTCTTTCTCTATGTATTCTCTAATTAATTGTACCAACTGCAATAAATCTGCTCTACTTATCATTTTCTTAATTGAATATAAGTAACCCTACAAGGTCGCTTCATAAATTGCTCATTTTTGGTTATCTTTACTGATTGAGATGATTTAACTTGCCATATTTCTTCTTCATACTCTACCAAATCCCCCTGTTTTAGTGAAATTTGGCTTTTTGTCTTTATGGTAACTAAATCTTCATCAAACATAAAAGAATTGTTTATAACCAATTTTCTTCTTTCTTTTGCAGTTGTTTCTTGCGCTTTAAAAATTCCACTAGGAATAGTATTGTGAGTATATTCTTCTAAATCTAAATTTTCTTCATCTACTACCCAATATTTACAATCATCAAATTCTCCCCTTGTTCCCATCAATAAATCAGTAGTACCAACCATTTAAACCACCTCTTGCTCTATTGCGTATCTTTCTACACCATAAACCACATAGGATTAAATGCTCTATACAAGGCTCGGAAAAATAAATAGTCTTTAATTTTCCCCTAGAAATCTTCTCTCCCTCGTTAATATCATATCCACTATCTCCTGCAATATCTCCTTGTGTTAGCATATAATGGGCTTGTTCTAATAAAGCAAATTTATAATTCTCCTTTTGATAATCGGAAAAATTTGGATATTCCATATCTACTTTTCGATAGAATTTAGCATCTAAATGTGTTTTAATTCTAGTTTCAACTCTAAATAAAAAAGCATCTACTTCATCGGATGGATTATCATTTGTCTTTAATTCAGCTTCTAAATCAATCCCCCAATATGCTTTAAAATCATCTGATGTAATATATTTTGATTTCATTATTCAATTCTCCTTTCGATATATTATATTTTTATTATACAATAAAAAAACTAAAAATAAAAGCGCACGGTATTCGTACGCTCTTATGTTCAATTAATTTGCTTTTATGCAGGTAATGTAACACTACCACTAATAGCAATACATACACCATCTTTATCAAGTAATGCGAAGTATTCTGCTGTTTCAGTAGAGAATTTAGAGAATGCTTCACCCTCTCCAACTGCTACAACTGTAGCTGATGTCTGATATGCAGTACCTACTGTAAATGCACTTGCTGATACAACTACAGTACCTAATAAGCCTGTAGGGTTAGTATAGTATGCATCTAATCTATAAGTAGAAGATACCTTTGTTAATGCTACGCTTAATAAGTTCATCTTACCACTTGCTGAAGTAGTAGAAACGGATGTATAGATTGCAGGTACTTTATTCTTTGGTACGATTAAATCGTGGTACATTCTAAAGTTTACCTTATAACCATCGAAATCCTGTACCTGTTCAGGTGTCCAAATCTTTGACTTTTCTAACTTAACTACAGGTACTACAGCACGAACATCACAAACGATGAAGTTAATAACTACGGATGAAGCACCGATAGAATAACCATTTGCTCCTGCAACTGCGCCTGTAAAGAAACGATTAGATGGTACTTCGATAATAGGTCTTTCATTATACTTCATTACAGTAAAGTTAATACCTGTATCTTTGTTTCTATAATCGCCCTGTGTAATAAACTTTGTTAATTCAGTAGTATTACGGATTAAAGTCATTACTGCAGGAGATACGAAAATTACCTGATTTTCTGCTTCAGTACCGTGTTCGAATAACCACTCAAATGCAGTATTAAATTTTGCAATAATCTGATTTGCTGAAATACTTTCAGAAACATAGTTACCAAGTGTAGTATTACACTTTGAAGCCATCTTTGAGAAACGTAAAGCATCAACTTCAGGTACAACTTTAGTTCTTAAAAATTCAGTTAATAGATTACCAATAACTAAACCTGCAGTTTCCTCATTGTCCATATTGTCAACTCTAAACTGCTTACCACGGTCATAAGCCAACTGTACGATTTCCCAAGATAGAGAAGCATCGCCTACCTTATAACCATCATTTGTAGGATATGTAGCATAACCATTGTTTGCACTACCTAAACCATTATTTACTCTCTTATAATCAGAAAGTCCATCCATTAAAATAGAAGCAATCTTAACATAACCTGTTTCCTTAAAGTTTAAATCCATAAACTTTGTGCCATTTACTAAAATAGCTGATTTTGCTTCCTGTGTTAATACTGTATCAACAGCATCCTTAATATACTTTGTAATTAAACCGATTGAATTAGCCATTTTCTATTTTCCCCCTTATTACATTAAATCTAATCCAAATAATTTTGATGCTTCTTTCTTTTCTACATCTGCATCATATTCAACTTCTCCGTGAAGTAATTTCTTTGCCTGTTCAAAATCTTCAGGAGTAATCTTACCCTCTTCTGCCATCTTTTGTAGGGCTTCAAGGATTTGAGTATCATCTGCGCCCTGTTCACGCATATCTTTGATAATCTGCTCTACCATTTTCTTTTCTTCCTTTCTCTTTTATAGTAAGCCAAACATCTTCATTGCTTCATCTTTTTCATTTATGGATGGTTTTGGATTTTGTTCCTTGCCTAATACATTGATTGTAGTTTTAGGTGTAGGCTCTTCTCCATTCTTTGTTATCCATTCAGAATGTGTAGCAATTTCATTTTTAAGGTTTTCTTCGGTAAATGGCATTTCTTTACCTTTGAAATAAGCCCTTACATCTTCATAGCGTTCAGGATTGATATTATTCTTTAAGAAAGCGTTACTTTCTCTTAATGAGTTTACTTCACTTTGGATAGCATTGTAACGCTCTTCCATTACGCTATAACTTTGAGCCTTTCCGATTAAATCATCAAGCCCTTTTCTATCATTTACCCCATAGCGTTTGTAAATGGATTTTCTATCTCTATCTAACCTAGACTTTACCATTTCATTTACTTGCTCTTGTGTAAATGTTTTTGGAGTTTCTTCTTGTTCGGTGTTCTCCTCTACCTCATCCACGTTTTCTTGCTCTGTTTCAGTGGCTTCAACATCAGTAGTCGCAGTATCTACAATTTCTTCCTGCTTAATTTCTTCCATATATTTTCCTCTTTCTTTGAGTTTTTAACTTATTTTGATAGATAATCCATAATGGCTTTCTTTAATTCATCCTTTGCCATTTTTGGAGCATTCATAATAAGGTCTTTACCCTCTTCAGTTGCTTTTAACTTTGTCATAGTTTCTTCATCAAGATAATTGAAATCTTCTTCTTCATCTTCAACATCATCTTTAACTTCTGCTAAATCACGCATAAAGTTTTCGATTTCATTATCTTCTGCTCCATACTGCTTTAACAACTTACGGATTTTGTTTTCTTCCATTTGGCTATCCTCACTTTCTTTATCCATTTCATTAGGAAGATAATCGTTTATATCTTCTCCGATGTAACCATAAATATATTCAACAAATCTTTTGTAATCTTCATCAGTTGCATTATCATCTAGCATTAAAGCAAACAATGAATTTTCTTTTGCATTTGGATTTTTAATTAAATCTCCTTGAAATTCAGGTCTTTCAAGTTCTACGATATTATTGAAATAACTTTCATCTTCTTCACAAATATCTCTTAATGTTTTTTCATAAATTTCTTTCCAATTTATCATACTTCAAATTCCCTCAATTCTTTAGAAATTTTCTTGTATTCTTCTACGACTTCATTTGCTAAAGGATTATTCATACCTGTATAATACGCTCCGAAACATTCAGCTACAAATTCTTTTGTATTTGTTGTTCCATATTCACTTAAGTTATACTTTTTTACACCCTCATTTTTAAGTTCTTCTTTAATTTTGTTTTCGATTTGATATTTATTATAATCATAAGATGTTGTATTATAATCTTTACCACTTAATTCTTTATATTTTTGCTCAAATTTAGTTTTATATTCTTGATTGAAATTTCTATTAGATAACTCTTCTATTTTATTCCTAAATTGAGAATATTTAACAGCCAACGCGTTGTATTTATCCCAATTTTTAATTTTTTCTGCATCTTCTATCTGCATATATTTTCTATCGAATTGGTCTTTAATAGAATAATCTACAGCGTGTCCTAATTCGTGGCAAAATGTATGATTTGGCTTATTACTACTATGCCAATTAACATCAAAATTATGTTGTTGTTCGGCTTCATCCATTTTTTTCATTTTACCCATATAAACCATTGCACCTCTATCATTACTCCAATATGCGTATGCTCTCCTCATACTTTCGAATTTTACAGGTGTTCTTAATTTTTCAATGGCTTTTTCTCTTAACTTACCATCATCATACATATAGCCAAATTTCTTTAGCCTATTCATCATATCATTTATTTCTTCTTCACTAAAGTCTTTGGTTTGATTGATTGCAGTTAAATATTTTTCAAGATTATTTCTATCTCCCATAACTTTAATCTTATCTTTAAGTTCAGGGAAATCATTTACATAGGTTTGAGTGTCTTTTTCTATTTGTCCTAAAACATCTTTAGAATATCCTTTACCAAAACATACGGTAGATTTTTCTCCTAAAGTTTTTTGAATTTCTTTATCTTGCGTAGTTTGTGATTTTTCAATTAAAACCATACTATCCTTTTTTAACTGTTCTTCTTTTTGCTCTTCAGTAAAGTGTTCAATTCCTAGTTTATCCAATAATCCTACATTTCTTGTTAGCATCCATTTTGAGCCTTTCTTAAAATATACAGGCTCTTCACTAACTTCAAGATTTCTAAACTCTTCGATAATTTCTTTTAAATCATCATCCGAAAAATTGGATAAATCTCCAAAACTTCCATTATAATATCTTAAAACATTTATCACTCGTTTATAATAATTACTATCTGAATTTAATAAATCTTTTATAGTTATTACATAATTACCAATTTTTTGAATTTGTTTTTTATCTAATTCTCCACTTCTCGATGGTTTCTTAAATACAGTAAAGTGCTTATTACTACCTGTAGCATTATCTCCATATTCTCCACTTGCATCTCCGTGTCCTGCTTCGATATAGTTTTGCTGTTTTCCTGCTCTATTACGTTTTGTAGGCATTTACTCGCACCCCCTTTAAAATGGTAAATCATCCTTTTCTTCTTTTGGTTGTTTCTCTTTCGATGGATTTTTCAATTTCGCTTGATTGCCTTTAAATATAACATACTCATTTGAGCCTTTATATTTTCCACCTAAATCGGCTATATAACTATCGTATTTTCCATCTTTAGCAAGTTTTTCAAAGTCGATATACATCTTCATACCTTGAATATTGTTTGCTTCTAAATATTCATTAAACCATTCCCAAGATTTTTCTTTTCCAAAACCTAAATCCTTTAAATATTTATCCTTAATATCTTGCTTCATTTCATCGGTAAGATTGTTTAAATCTAAAGGATTTTTCATATCTAGTTCTGCTTCATAAACTTTGCCTTGTTCCCCTTTTTTATTTAGAAACATTGTATTTGCTCCTAAACGCTGATAAGAGAAATCATCAGCAACATCTTTATTATCCGTAAAGAATATACCTTGAAAATCGGTTGCTACATTACTACCTGCATATTTTTCATCAAAATTGCTTATATATTTATTAGGGCTTCCGTGATAGAAAGTTTTGCCCTTATATTTGCTTTCTTGTGGCTTATGGAAAGTCTTAAACTTTGTATATTTACCTGTTGTAGCATCGTAAGGCTGTGATTGATTTCCACCACCCTCTTTATAAGGCATATTCCCACCACCTTTTTATTATATTGTAATAAATTACTAAATTTTTTGCAAATAGGTAGTCCATTTATTGATTAATAGCCTATCCTTTTCGATTGCTCTTTTAATTAAAGGTACTTTTTGCACCTCATACAATGATTTATGAAATTCTAATCTTTCTCTATACAAACGGATAATATTTTCTACATTTTCCTTTGTATACCAAGATTTTTTTGTACTATGATTTATAGATTGAGTTTCACCTCTACCAACAGCAAAATACATTTTATTCTTTTTAAGTAATTTCCTTGTATTCTTTGCTTTTAATACATCAGAATTATTCAATAACTTAAAGAAGTGTCTACAATTTGGTCTTGTAGTCATCCATACAGGTCTACCAATAACCCATTGGAATGTTTGGATGTTATTCATAATAACATAATTTGCTATCATTCCCTTTAAAACATCATCTTGAATAATACTTTGCCATCTAGCATCTACATATATTTTGCCTTGATAATCGATATGGTCTAAAGCACAATCCTTATGCTCTGAACATAGATAAAATACTTTCTTTTCATCAAAGGCTTGTTTCTCTATATCCTCTATAACCTGTGTTTTTCGCTCTTCTTCACGTTTTTGGGATGTATCGTATGCTAGTGTATTGGTTTCAGTAAAAACCTTTTCTTTTTGAAATCTCTTAAAAATGATTTCAGCTAATAATATTGCTTCATACCCCATTGGATATGTATCGATTTTCCTTTTTACTCTTCTTGCTACATTATAAGCATATTCACCCATCATAGAAGAGTTTAAGCCCTCGTTATTATCACTTACGATAATCTTTTGTATATCAGCGTGGATTTGTTTTAAGTTCTTACGCTTAATTAAATCATCATACACTGTAGCAATGTATTTATTTCTTGCTTTCTTTAAATTATTCGATTGCTTCTTCTTCTGATGGTATATTAAATCCATTTGGCTCTTCATCTTCAAAATCTCCTAACTTTGCATTATCTCGATTTCTCTCATTTTCAAGTGCCATTATTTCTTCTTGCTTATCTTCTTCAGTTAATTTATCTCCCCATAATAAATCTACATAGCGTTTAGTAGAAATTTGTCCATCACTCCAAGCACTTCCTAATACCTTTAATTCGTTTTCAAAGGATGGATTAGCAAATTCATCGTATTCGATTGTAAAATCGTAATCTTGAATAGAAATTGAATTAGTTGCGATATACTCGGAAATAATTAAGCCAAGTTCTAATAATTCCTTTACTACCTTTTCCTGTCTATCAATAATATTATTTCTAGTCATAATTGTAACTTTTTCTTTTTCTCTTTGGGCTTCTGCATTATCTTTCTTTGCTATATCGATACCCATAGTCGCAGGGGATAAAATACCTGTTAAAATGAAATCTAGTTTATGCTTTGCATCTTCTGAATACTGCTCTAAATGTAATTCAGGCTGTGTGGTTGTAATCATTCCATTAGAATTTCCATCTCCATCAGGTATGGCTTCAACCTTTACATATTGTCTATTAAAGCATTTAGGCATTTGTGGTATTCCGTTTTGCTGTCTTTCAAGTAAATCTACAGGATAATATTCTACAGGTGTAGATACTCTTATTGTTTGACTATCCTGTGATAAAATTTGGTCTAAATCATCAAATAAGTCAATCTTACCATCAAATAAACTTCTTCCATAGTTCTTATTTAATGGATTAAAGAAAAATTTAGATGGTACACCTAATATACGATTAAGATTAGGAATAACAACATCCTTTAAATCTGCAAGTTCAGGAATAGTATCAAGTGGTACTTCCTTTGCTTCATTCTTCTCATTATAAGCAAATAGCTGATATTCGATATAGGATGATTTATCTTTTATTCTTCTTGTTTCTACCAAACAATAGTTTTTACCTTTATATCGATAGAAATCTTTATAAATAATGCCTAATAAGATACCAAACTTATATATAAAATCTACATTAGGTGCTTCATAGTATTCAAAGATAGGCTTATTGGATAAACTCTTATCGAAATTTACCTTAAATGCTCCCCATCCCTCAACCATAGTTAAAGGCATTTGCTGTTGATTGATAATATGTAATAAATCAGTTGCTTTAATTAAATCCTCTAAACTTGCTTTTAATTGCTCGTTTTCACTCTTTACCTTAAAATTACCTATTACATTTACTAAAGTTGTAATAATGGCATTTGGAATACCACTATGAACACGCTTGATTGCTCCCTCTTCGCTTGAAATAGCCCAAAAGTAGTTTCTTCTATTTCGATTATAGATAGGCTCACGCATCGTACCATAAATTTGTTCATTAGTATAATAATTTAATAGTTCATCACTACTTCCTATATACCAAGTACGATACTCTTCTACGTTTTGCTTTACAATATTCTCTTCATCAGATATAAATGTAAGTCTTTCAGCATACGGATTTTCATTTAATTGCTCTAATCCTAAAAACTTAATTATTCTCTTTCTAATGATTTCTAATAAATTCATTTTTTAGCCCACCTTTCAATATAAGAATATTGTAACCCCATTTTTTTAGGATTACAACTTTCTAATGCTCTTTAAAATCTTTCCATCTTCTTAATCTCTTTATAATAGGATACCAAGCGTATTCGTTTGAGTTGATTGCGTGGTCATCGAAATCCTCTCTAACTTCTCCCTTTTCTCCTTTTCGTGAGTTTTTTATCTCTCTTGATAGATTAGGACACGCTTCTGATACTAAATAATCTCCCCAAGCCATCAATAAACGGATAAAATCTACTCTTGTTTGTATTCTTATCTTTGTACTACCTGTAAACTGTACATTGAATAACCCTTTTTCTCTTGCTACAAGTTCTAATCCTTGTCTAAAGCCTATATCTGCGCAATCGACATATACAGGGATGATACCTTTCATCAAACAAGGATGGTTTTGATAAAGTTTCTTCCATTCAATCAATGTATCAACAATATCGTTCATAAGTTGTGGCTCGGTTTTCTTTATAAGTTCATTCTCATTTGAATAGAAAAACTCATTGATACAGCATAATTTATTAAAATCGTTTGTTATACCTACCAACTGCATTGTAGTAGCTGAACGTATACGCACATCTTTACCTTGCTTTATCTTACCCTCTCCATTGGATAAGCCTGTATCGATACCAATACTATAGCAAGAATACCCCATATTATTGATTTCTGCTCTTGATTTGATTAAATCATCGGTAAATTCAGGATAAGTGCTTTCAGTGGCATTTCCCCACATTCCTAAACCCTCAACCTTATAGATTTCAGGCGCACGTTTTCTTAACTCTTCCATTACTACATCATAAGTTTCTTTATCTCTAAATTCATTTATCTTATAAGTGGATATATGCAAGTACACTCCTTTACCATATCCACCCTCTATAATTTCATCTTCATTAATATAATCTTGATATGTATGATTTAAAAGATACTGTAAATCATCTTCTAATCTGCCTTTAAAGAGTTTTTCATAAATCCAATGGTCTATATTCCAAGCATTAAATAAAAATGTAATCTGATGGAATAAACCATCAGGCAATTTACCACGGATTGAGCCATCAAATACTCTCCACGCTTCATAATCATCGATTTCAAATGCTTCTTCTACATATACATCGGTCAAGTAACCAAATTCTACTTCGATGGATGTTAGTTTTTCAGGATTATCAAAACCTTTGAATAATATAACCTGTCCTGTTGCTTTATAAGTGATAATCATTTCACTATCTTTAAAACTAAAATAGTCTTTCATTCCCATTAGATTGATTATCTTCTTAATTCTAGGATAGGTAGAATGTCGATGAGTATTAAATGTTTGTCTTACTACAACAACGTTTCTTCTTTCATCAGATATAATCTTATCGATGATTTCAAAACCACCTATATCCCAAGACTTCTTTGTATTTCTTGCCCCCTTAAATGCTCTATATCTAACGTGGCAATTCTTCCAATATCCTCTTGTGTAGCCTTTACCAAATAATTTATATAAGGATAGATACTTTGTTTTCACTCTTCTTCACTATCCTCTTCATCCTCTTGTGGCATATCAGATACAATAGCAACCCTTTCGATGTTTGTTTGCTCTGCCTTATCGGTTTGTCCTAGATATTGCTTACCCAAGAATATAGCCATTGCACTATTTCCCTTTTCAGCTATCTTAAATTGAGTTCTTCTCAATGATGCTTTACCACATTCGTGTAACTCTTTGACTTTCTTAACAAAGGTCATTTCATATTCTTGAATACAAAAGTTATTAAGTGTATCGTATGATACTCCAAAGAAAGCCGATATTTCTTCTCCTGTACACATCATAGCACCTAACTTTTCAAATTGTTCCTTGTTGATAGCATTACCTTTCTTGCCATCTTTTGCTCCTTTAGTTCTAGCCATTTGATTTACCCCCTTAAAATACATCGTTTTTGCCGAAATATTAAGTTTTTTTATAGCGTAGGCTATAATTCCACATAAAGTGTAATAGAATTCAAATTTTTCCTATTTTCATTTTACACTAAATTTTAAATTTATGCAACTAAACGAAAAAAGCCCTAATCAAAGGGCTTAATATCATTCTCTTTTAGTAATTCATTTAATTGGGATAAAGATATGTTTTTGTCTATCTCACAGGCTTCGATAAACTCCTTTACTGTCATACCCTTAAATTGAGTATTCTCGGTATCTAGGAATTGATTGTATACCTTTTTAGCTGATTTAATATCCTTAATGTGAATTATCATAGTAGGATTTACATCATCCTTGTATCTTGTAGGGAATTTCTTTTCCCACATACATTTGTACTCCGATAATTTTAGATTGTTTTCCTTTATGTACTTGTTTACCGTTTCCATATTTGCTTTTAGATTGTTTTCCATTAGTTCAGTGATAATCTTTCCGTTATCCCCATTAAACTGATGATATAGGTAAATTAGGATTTTCTTATTATCCATTAAATCTTTGTTTGTCATTGTTAAACTCCTTTGTTGTCCAATATGAGCCTTTCTCTTCTCCCTGTATGATTACGATTTCCGTTCCATCAGGCTCGGTATAATCTATACTAGGATAGTGGTCTATGATTTCTCTATCTAATAAATCTTTCCATTCCTTTAGATATGCTGTTAGAAATCCCTTTTTTTCAAATGCTTCAAGTTTGGCTTTTCTTTTATCCTGTTCCCATTCATCGTGGATTATTTTCATTAATTCAGGTGTATCTCTCTTTTGATTTATTACTTCCGTACCTCTGCGCCTTAATTCTGCATCCCATACCTTTTCGAATTTAGATAGATAGTTTTTTACATCTTCTAATTTGCGTTTATATTCATCGTGGTACTTATCAGAAAATGCTCCGATTATTTGGGATGTTTCTTCATTTGGAACACCACACCAAAAGAAGCCACCTTTTGCTCCTATTTTAACATTATTCTTGCTTTCACGCAAGTATTCTCTTAATGTCTTACCTACATAACTTTTCATTTTTCTTCGCTCCTGTATTTTTCAACAATATAATCAAATGTATCTTTATCAATAATTAATGGTTGAACAAAATAGGTAAATTTTAAATAATTAGAATTCATAATCATATTATTCCTGTTCATTTCTTTAGCATCCTCAATTATTTGTTGTTTTGATTTTACATAATCAGCGTATGTTTCATACATTCCTAATGAAATAGCAATAATATCATCAACAACCATCCTATTTTCTAGTTTTTTGGTTTGCTTGAGTATTTCTTCAGTATACTTTGAAACATCCAAATTATCGCCTTTAAATACTTCATCTTTATCAATTTCAGAATATTCGTTAAACTTTTCATCTTCCATTAAGCATACCCCCTTGTATCTCCGTGGTAATACCACTTATTATCACCATAATTTCCATATTGCCAAATTTCGCCATCTAGTCCTCTTTCACATATAACCGTGATAATTTCACTATCTTTAATTGAAACACCTAAATTTTGACAAATTTTACCTAATGTATTCCATTTTCCATCACAATCTTCATCGTATTCATCTACATATTCTTTGTAAACCTGTAATTTATTTTTGCTTTCAACTATAACCATAACAATACTAAACCATCGGATTATATCATCATTGGTTTTAGGCTTTTGATATTCTGCTTCTTTTCTACGCTTTTCTTTAATTGCTTCTTCCAAAGAATTTACTACCTTTTTTGGTAATTTGCTTCCACCATCTTTTATCATTTTTAATGATAAATTTTCAATTACACAATCATATTTCTTCATTAAATAACTTTTATTTGTTGAAGCACCTATACTATCATATGTGCCATCAGGATTTTTCTTTACAGCTATATATGGCTTATGTATATGTTTTAGGTCTATATGCACTTCAACTGTATTCTTATCTAAATTCATATCAATAACCACCCATTTTATATTTCACTTTCATATAAATTAAACCGATTATACAAAATAATCCTGCGCCACCTAGTAGCACTAATACAAGAATATCTCCTACACTCATATCAATTCCAACTTCCCTTTATCATTCATTTTAGCAACATAAATAAGTCCTTTTGAAGTCCAAATAGCCCCATAGATGCCCTCTTTTATCATTTCATCAGTTATAGGTTCTCTTAATTCCTCAAAACTATCTTCAATTAAACAATTATTCAAAAGAGTTACTTGGTATAGATAGCCATTATAAACTATTTGGTCGCATAATCCCTCAATGGTATCGGCTTCATTGATAATACAATTTAACCATACGCATTGAACAATGTTTGCTTTGTTTGTTTTTACCCACAAAAAATCTTCAGTTCCTTTGGTGTTTTTATCTATCTCATATATTCCATCTTTTGTTCTTATGTACATTATTTCAACATCTCCTTTAGCACTTTCTTTCTAACCTCAATTGTCTTTTCTCCGTTTAGGATTTTGCATAGCCATTCAGGTCTAATTGAGATTAAAATGTAATGATTTTTATATACATCATAAGCATTACACATATTTTGTGGTGCTTTTAATAAAGCCTTTTGGTTCATACAATCTGCCATAGTTCTAGTAGCAATATTGTAATAATTTCTTATATCTATAGGTTTATCAAAAATATGCAAGTTCTTAATGTGGATTGCAT